ATTCCAAATTATTTTCATACATTGTAATATGTTATATATTATAAAATATAAAAAATATTATACATTTTTAATTAATAATTCTTCATTTTTAATTAATTCTTCATATTTTTTAATAATCATATTATAATAATTTAATTCTTTTATATCAATATTTTCATCAATATTTATTTTTTCTATTAAAACATTTATTTCTTGAAATGTTAAATTATTAATATTTTCATTTTTATTTAATAATTCATTATCAATTTTATTTATATTATTTTTAATTATTTCATATTTTTTAATAAAATTATTTTTATCTTCTTCATAATTAAGTTCATCAATCATTTTACAAATATTATTAATCTCCATTTTTATTTAATTATTGATATATGTTTCAATTTTTATTTATTTTTTTTATTATTATTAAAAATATCATTAAAATAATCAAAAAAATCATAATTAAAATAAAATAAGGATGTAAAAAGATATTTTTATCATTATCAACAACAATTATACCATCATCGTGCGTTTCATCAATAATAATTGGTGGTGGTAAAATAATATTTGGTGTTTCTTCAATAATTATATCAGGTGGTTGATTAATAATAATATTTGGTTCATCATCTATTATAATAGGAGGTTTTGAAGTGGGATTTTGAGGTCTTGAAATAGGTTTAGGAATTATAATAGGAGGTTTAGGAATTATAATAGGAGGTTTAGGAATTATAATAGGAGGTTTAGGAATTGAAATAGGAGGTTTAGGAATTGAAATAGGAGGTTTAGGAATTGAAATAGGAGGTTTAGGAATTGAAATAGGAGGTTTAGGAATAGGTGGTTTAGGAATTGTAATTGGTTTTATTATTTTAATTGGTTTTATTATTTTAATTGGCTTTTTTATTCTAATTTTTTTAAAATGTTCTACAGGTGCATATTCAAGATTATTATCATACATAATATATTATTTATATAATAAAAAAATTAAATAATTTTGTAATAAATATTTACATCTTTATCAATAAATGAAATTTTTAATTTTTTAAATCCATTGTTGAATTCAGTATATGTAGTTATTTCTTTATTATCTTTAAAAATTATAGGTTTTAATATTTTAATTTTTTCATTATAAATATTTTTATATTTTTCATATTTCATAAATTGTTTATTGTAAATATTTTTGATTTTATGAATTTTATCTAAAATAATTTTATTATTAAATTTATTTATTTTTTCATTATAATTAATATTATTAAATTTATCTTTATATTCTTCATATTTATTTAACAATTTATTAATATTATTTTTATGATTTTTAAACAACTCATAATATTTATTTTGTTCTTCAATAATATTTTCAGAAACAATAGATGGTGTTCCAAATGATTTATCACTAACAAAATTTATTAATTGTGTAGTGTCGGAAGCATGCCCCACTGCACAATATATTATATGATTACAATTATGTATTGATTTCATCATTTCATAATTATTAAAAGCATCTAAATCATCATTACTACCTCCTCCTCTAAATATAATAATTAAATCAATATAATTTAATTTATTAAAATATTCAATACCTTCAACAATTGAAGATGTGCATTTATCACCTTGCATTGTTGAATTTTTAAGATATAAATTACCAATAAATTTTTTAGAATGAAACACGGACATCATATCTTTAATAACCGCTGAATTATTAGAAGTAATTAAACCAATATTATATGGAAAAATAGTTAATTTTTTTTTAATATTACCAATCATTTTTTTTTCTGTTAATTTTAATTTTAATTCATCATATGCATTTAATTTATCACCAATATTTTCAACTATTTCCAAATTATCAATTTTAAAATATAAAGAATATGATTTATTAGAAAAATTCATTTTGCCTGTAATTTTAACAATATTTCCAATTTTTAATTTATCATATGTTTTAGACCATGCATTGCATTTTATAGTATAATCATCATTACGGAGAGTTATATAATGATGGTATGGTGTCATTTTTGTTTCAATAATTTCACCAATAATTGTATTGTATTTTAATGTGGAAATAAAATTTTTAATATCATTATTAATTAGACGTATATTATCCATTTTAATATTTATTAATTAATAATTATTAATTAATTTTTATATTATACATATAATATAATTGATGACGTTTCAACCACAAGATAAAACAGAATTAAAAACCGCTGTTGATGAATGGATTGGAGATAAAGCAACCGCATTACTTGTTTATGGTGAAATTAACACTTGGGATACTTCATTGGTAACAGATATGAGTAATTTATTTAAAGATGAAACAACATTTAATGATAATATAAATGAATGGGATACATCAAATGTTTCAAATATGTTTCAAATGTTTAATAATGCAACTTCTTTTAATAAATCTTTAAATAGTTGGGTTACAACTAATGTAGTACAAATGAATAGTTTATTTTCATCCGCAACTTCTTTTAATCAAACTTTAAGTTCTTGGGATACATCAAATGTAACTGATATGAGTTATATGTTTAATAATGCAACTTCTTTTAATCAAGATTTAACTAATTTTACTTTTAATAGTTTAAATGTAGATAATAGTATGATTAATATGTTAAATAGTAGTGGTATTGATGTTAATAATTATAATAATATATTAAATGATTGGTCTAATAAAAGCCCTCCAAATGATGTTAATTTTACAGCATCTGGATTAAAATATTCATCAACCGGTGTTCCAGGAAGAACAAAATTAATAAATGATTTTAGTTGGAGTATTAAAAATGATACACTAATTACATTTCAACCAGCGACAAAAGAAGATTTACAAATAGCTGTTGATAATTGGGTATTGCTAGATGGAGATACAGATAAAGATACTTCCACATATAATGATGTTCCAATAAGTGATTGGGATACATCATTAATAGTAGATATGAGTAATTTATTTGAAAATAAAGAAACATTTAATGATGATATTGGAAATTGGGATACATCTAATGTTGAAAATATGGGAAAAATGTTTTTAAGAGCAGTTAATTTTAATAAACCTTTAAATTCTTGGAATGTATCTAAAGTTACTAATATGCAATATATGTTTTCTGGATATATTGAAAATGGAATAATAATTTATTCATTATTTAACCAACCATTAAGTGATTGGGTTGTTAGTAATGTAAAAAATATGAGTAATATGTTTATGATGAGTATATTCAATCAAAATATAAATAATTGGAATATAAGTAATGTTGAATTTATGGGTTGGATGTTTCATCATGCAATTAATTTTAATCAACAATTAACAAATTGGAATGTTAGTAATGTAATACAAATGGGAGGTATGTTTCATAGTGCAAAAAAATTTAATGGTGATATAAGTAGTTGGAATACAACAAATGTAACATCTATGAATTATTTATTTGCTAATACTAATGAATTTAATCAAAATATAAGTGGTTGGGATACATCAAATGTTATATATATGTCAGGAGTATTTAATTCAGCAGATAAATTTAATCAAAATATTAGTAGTTGGGATACATCAAAAGTAATAGATATGACAAGTATGTTTAGAAATACAGATAGTTTTAATCAAGAATTAATTACAACAGAAAATGGATGGAATACATCAAATGTTAAAATCATGAGTAATATGTTTAATAACGCAAAGATGTTTAATCAATCATTAGATACATGGGATATAAGTAATATTAATAATAATGTTGATATAACAACACAAGAAACAACAGAAACAGAAGAAACAGAACCTACAATGGAAGGAATGTTAGATAATTCAGATTTATCAGTTGAAAACTATGATGCTACTTTAAATGGTTGGGCTTCTCAAACAGTTCAACCAAATGTTATTTTAGGAGCTCAAGGATTAGAATATTCATCATCCGGAGAAATAGCAAGAAATTTTTTAATAAATACATATAATTGGGATATTCAAGGTGATATTTTAATTTGTTTTATGAAGGATACAATGATTTTAATTTTAGAAAATGGAATAGAATTAGAAAGAAAAGTTCAAGAATTAAAAAATGGAGATATAGTTAAAATATCAACGGGTGAATATAAAAAGTTGGTATTTATTGGAACAAAAACAATAGATATTACAAAAAATATGGATAAAATAAGAATAATGAAAAAAAATAAATTAGGTGATAATTTACCAAATAAAGATTTATTAGTAACATCAGGTCATTCTGTTTTATTTAAAAATCTCAAAAACATAAATAAATATTATAATAAAAAAGTATATAATAACAATGTGAAAGGTTATTATAAAATGATGTCTCAACATTGTAAATTATTTGATTATGTGAAAGAGAATGAATTAAAAAATATTAGAGATGGTAATAATGTATCATATTATCACTTTGTTTTAGAAAATGATGATGAAGCAGGTCAATATGGTGTGTATAGTAATGGGATTTTAAGTGAAACAATGGCATTACAATTTGGTAAAAAAAATTTTAATTAATCTTTTAATCCTTTAGTTGAAAGATTAGATAAATTAAATTTTAATTGTTTTGCCATTTTTTTTCTTATTTTTTGTATTTGATTATCATTAAATGGTCCAACTTCAAAATCATTTATAGTGACTTCAACATTAATTTTATCTTGACTAAATAATTTAAAATAATAATCATTCATATTTGGTTCGCTTATTTCTGGAGTAAATTTAATTGAAACAGGACACACTGTATCACAAGAATAAAAAGCACCAGTTCTAAATTTGGATAATGTATTTCCATATGAAATAGCTCCTTGTGGAAATATAATTATTTTTTTATTATCATCAAGATATTTTTTAATTTTATCAACTGTTCCAGAATTATCTTTTCTATCAAATAATAATAAATTACATTTTTCAGAAATAATTTTACCAAGTTCTAAAGATTTAATAGTGCTACTACTAATAAATCCACATTGAAATAAATAATATAAAATAAAAGAATCAATAAAACAACAATGATTTGAAATTATAATTTTTTTACATTCATTATCTTTTTTATTTATCCATTTAATTTCTTTATTTTCATATTTAATTTTATTTTTTTTTGTATTATCTTTTATATTAATTTTAATATTTGTCATTTTTAAAAATAATTCAGCCGTATTTATAATATCTTCTTTTGTTTTCATAATTAACATTTTATTGATAATCATATTAAATTTTATAATATAACTCGGATATTTAGTATAATCCAAAACTAAATCATCGCTAAAATATTTGATGGAATTTAAATCTATAATATTTTGTTTATTATTTGATTTTTTTATTTTTTCTTCTGTTAATATTTTATCAATATTTGTATTACAAATAGGACATTTTTTATTATTATTTAATAATTCTTTATTTATACATTTTTCATGAACATAATGATTACATGGTAATAATAATATAATTAATTNTCTACTGTATAACCAATCATTACAAGAACATTTATTATTTACTAACATTAGTGTTATATAATATGTATTAGTAATTATTTGCCCTTCTTGAACGTATTAATTTTATTTTATACTCATCAGTATCTTGAATATTTTGAACTTTTTTTTGTTTTATAATATTATTTTTTTCTAATTTTTTATTTTCATTTTCACTTTTAATTAATTTGTTTTCTAAATCTATAACTTGATTGCTTAACTTTTCAATTATATCTGTTATTGAAATAATTGCTTCTTTACATGAATTTATATCATTTTCATTCATAAATTTTATTTATAAATTAATTAAAAATATTATACACAATTGCGTTATTATTATTATAATTTAATATATATAATTTATAATGTTATTAACAATTACTAACTTAATTAACTATATATTAGGTTTAAATATTTCATTTTTAGCAACAACAACATTAATTATTATTGTTTATATTTATGTAATTTATAATTATTATTCTAATATTTTTGATAATAAAATTCTTTTAATTACATTAATTATATTATTAATTGTAGATTTATTTGCTATATATTATATACAATTTTATTCTCCAAATAATACCAATAATATAACTAATAAACCGGATAAATCTAATAAAACAGATAAATCTAATAAATCTAAAAATATTAAATCTAAAAAAAATAATTCAAATGATTTAAAAAAAGTTTTTACATATGATAATGAACTACTAACATCTATTGAAACTTATAAATCATTAAACTAAAAAATCTTCAATGTCTTCATCATCTTTAATTTTCACATTTTTATTTTCTTCTACTAAATTATTAATATTATTTGTTAATTTAGATGTTGTATTTTTACTTACTTTTTCAGTTAATTTTTGTTGTGTATGTCTTGAAGTTCTTGTCATTTTCATATTACTTTGTTTATTTTTAAGTTTCTTTCTTAAACTTGCTCTATATTCTTTTTTTTCTTCTTCAGTCATATCTTTCATATCTTTTACTTCTGTTTTTTCTTCTTTAACATTACCACCTTGTATTTTATTAAGAAGATTTGCTTTTTCTTGTGGTGACATTTTACTTTTTTTATTTTTTTTCAAAATATTTGTTAATTGAGTAGCTTCTTTTTGTGATAAGCCAAATTGGTTTATTAAATCAATATCGTCCATTATTATATTTATAATATTTTTATATCTTTAAATAAAAATTGAATAATTAAGTATAAATTAATAAAATTAATTATAACATTGTAAATATGGAAGAATACACTAATAAAATTTTAAATAAAGAAAAAGAATTTTGTAAAGAAATACATAATTTAAATATTGATTTAGATGATATAAAAAATGATTGTGAAAAATTGGTTATTGATAATAGAGAATTAAAATATGAAAATACACAAATTATTAATGAATTAAATGATTTAAAAAATAAATATGAAGATAGAGAAAATAAATTTAAAGAAATTTCTAAGAGTGAAATATGGAAACAAATGAATGAATATAAAACAAAAAATGAAGAATTAGAAAATAAATTAAAATATTATATTAATAATATAAAATCTCCAAAAAATTCTTCATCAAATAATATTAAAGTAGAAGATAATGATAATGTAACAACTGATTTCTATCCTGCAATATTAATGGATATAAATGATGATGATAATAAAGATATAAATATTAATACTTTAAATTCAGATGACATAAAATTAGAAGAAAATAAAATAGATAATATTGAAGATAAAGATAAAAAAGAAAAAAAGAAAAAAAAGGATAAAAAAAATAAAAAAGATAAAAAAGATAAAAAGGATAAAAAGGATAAAAAGGATAAAAAGTAAATTTTTGTAATAAAAATATATTTTTAATTATATGAGTTTAAAAAGTAGAAGAATGAAAAGCAAAAGTTTAAAAAGTAAAAGTTTAAAAAGTAAAAAATCAAAAAGTAAAAGTTTAAAAAGTAAAAAATCAAAAAGTAAAAGTTTAAAAAGTAAAAGTTTAAAAAGTAAAAATTTAGTATGGGGAAAAATTGGATATGTATATAGTCCATTAAAAAAAAAATATATTAGACTTGGAACAAATGATTCATATAATGTAATAAAGAATAAACTAAAGCGTGATAATGAATGGATAAAACGAGTTAAATATATGTCAAAAAAAGATAATAAATTTGGAAATAAATTAAAAAAATTATTATAATAAATATAAATGCCAGAAGGTCCAGAAATATTATCTTATGTGTTATATTTTAGAAAATTATTTTTAGGTAAGAAATTAGAGGATATAATATCATTTGGAACAGCAAAGAAAATTAAATTGCCAAATGAAACTAATATTGTGTCAGATATTAATTGTAGGGGTAAATTATTATGGTTTGAGTTAGATAAAAAGAATTATATTCATATACATTTAAAAATAACGGGTCATTATGTATTGGAAGAACCAGAAAAATATTTGAGATATAAATTTGAATTTAAAAAGGATAATAGTTTATATATTGAAGATATGCGTGGTTTTGTTTCAATTAAAGTATTAAATACATCTAAACATAATGATGAAATAGATAAATTAGGTATTGATTTATATAGTAATAATTTAACATTAGAATATTTTAAAGAATTAATTGATAAGAAAAAAAAAGTTATATTATGTAGATTTTTATTCGATCAGGGAAATATAGCAGGAATTGGTAATTATATTATAAATGAGGTTTTGTATTTATCAAAATTAATACCGGAAATGAAAGTTAGTGAATTAAATAATAATGATATTAACAAATTATATAATAATATATTATTTGTGGGTTATTCAAATTTATTATCACATTTAAAAGGGGATAATATTAAAATAGATAAAAAAGATTATGAAAGGATGCCATTAAAAAAAAATTTGGAAGTTCCATATAAAATGAAAATATATGGAAGAAAAGAAACAGATAAAGGAGTAAAAGTTAAAACAAAGAAAGTTTGTAGTAGAAAAATGTATTATGAATAATTATTAAAAAAATTGAAAAAATATTTATTTAATTAATTATAATTATTAAAATTATAGACTGAGACAACGAGAAATTATCTTAGTAGTGTGTGCAAAAACAATGAGTATTCCTTTACCTCCTGACATTCCAGAAAAATTTAGAAAAGATTTTGTATTAGGTTATTTACATAACCAGATTGCAAAACTTTTTTGTGTTCTTGGAAGAGAAAAACTTCCAAAATTGTATCAAATTGCCTTGAATGATGATATTTCTTTTGATACATTAAGAGCTCTTGATGAAGAAAAAGGTCAGAAACTTGCCGAAAAAATAAAAATGGTAATATATGAAAATATAGTTTCATTATATGAAAAGTCAAAAAGTAGAAGATATAAATGGTATTCGTATTTAAATAGAAAAAGAAGTGAAGATAATTTAATGAAAAGAATAAAAAAAGAATATGGAATAGATGTATCAATATTTATAGGTGATTGGAGTAACGGAAA